CAGCGCGTGGAGTCTTACTTGTAACTTTTAATTCATCATTCATATGCCTTACTCCTTCACGTATTTCGCATATTCTTCAAGTGGCACACCTAATTTTTTAGCAATTGCTACTTGAGATGGCGTGAGTCTCACTGTTTTGCGTCCAGATCGTGTGGTCCTTTGTGCGGATGCAACAGTTTGGACGGGCTTGTTGCTTCCTTGGACATATCCTCCATCGTTAAACTTATGAGGAAACTCGGTCCGAAGTCGTTTGTCAATTGCTTCATAGTATTCATCAGAAGTTGGATTATATCCGTCTTCCTCCACAAGTTTCTTGTGAATACCAAAAGAAGCATATGTCATCGCTTCATCTTTACCAAACCACTCATTTTTTTCCGCCCATGCTTCCGCTTTTGGGTCCGGTGGAGCCGGTTGTGGTTGTTGTACATTAGTTTGTACAGGTTGTTGAACTACCTGTCCAGCGTTTTCTTGAGATTTTTCATATAATTTTCTTTGCTCTTCTGTAGCATTTATACGTTCTTGCTCAATAGCTAATCTTGCTAATGCTTGATTTGCCGCCACTTGTGCGTCTACATCGCCGGCTGTAACAGCCTGTTTCAATGTTGCTTTCGCTGACTCTAGTTCTGATTTAACACGACCAGAAAATTCATTAACATAACCATCATCAAGTTTTGTAAATTTTGTCTGTAAGTCGTCTCGTTCTTTTTTTACTTGTTCCGCGAAACTAAGAGCTTCTTTTTCTCTTCTCTCCGCTTCACGAATTTTATATGTTAATCGGTCAATACGTTTTTTGACACCGTCACTATACTCTTCGCGTTCATCTTTTTTTTCTTCCTTAACTTCTACAACAGGGTCTTCTTTTTTCGTTTCAACTTCTTTTGTATTAGTTTTAGAATCATCTAACTCAATATCAACAGCGTTTCCAGTTGTATCTAGATCAACCATTGGTGTTGTTGCGTCTTTTAATGCTTCTTGTACTTCGGGCATGATTTCCTCTCCGTCTTAAACGGTTAATGCGTGCAAAATATCTTCCGGATCCTCAATGGTTCCCAATATTTCATCATCGTTTAGTACGCGTAATTCTCCGCCATCAATATTGATGCGAGAACCAGCGTAACGTGCAAATAAAACCCAATCTTTTTTCTTGCACCACGGTCCATTGGGAAACTTATCTTTATCGTTATAAGCATCTGGTCCAATTTCCATAACTAATCCGCAGTTGGTTGAAATTTGAGATTCTGCTACAGTTTTATCTGATAGAATAATTCCACCTTTTGTTTTTTGCTTAGCTTTATAAGGGAGAACAACAATTCGCCAACCAGTTGGTTTTGGCAAACTCATTTCTTCTAATGGTTTTTTCTTTGTTTCTTTTTTTTCTTTTTTTCTTTGAGCTACACGAGCTTTAGCAACATGTGTAGGCAATATCAGTGTATTATTCATCTTGCTCCTGTTTCTTTAGCAGGTCCGAGAGTTCCTGTTCAATGTAATTTAATGTGTCAAGTTGACCTAAATGATTCTGATAATCATTCCAATCTTTTACTTGATTGTTGATTATTATCTCAGTTAGTTGGGTTTGTCTAGTCCTAATTATTCTAAATATCTTTTCAGCTAAATGTATTCCATCCATTTAATTCTTTAATTGGTGTGTGGATTTCTTTTAGTTTTTTTAGTTATCCATTTTCCAGTTTTTTCTTTTTTACGCGTTATCCACTCATTCTTTTTTGAATCTTTTTTAGTTATCCAATTTCCTTGTGTATCAGTTTTTTTAGTTATCCAGTTCATGATATAATCTCCTTTACTTCTTCTTAAATAAACCTACAGCACCTTTCGCGCCCTTAATGCCGAAACTAGCTGAGCAGGCAATATATAATAAGTGTTTATAATAATCCGGAAGGGATTGCAAGGCAATAAAGCCCGCATGAACGTGATCCGTCATCCCCGGAATGAAGACTAAAACGGCTGGCCCAAGTAGGCAAATTAAAATTAGCTCATCTTTCCACGATCCTTGCATTTGATCTACGGCAGATGCTTCCCACGCCACTTTTCCGGCGATCTGATCTTGAAGTAATTTAGTATCAGCTTTTATTTTTGTAACTTTTGCTTCTTGCTTTAATTTTTTTGTTTCAATAAATCCAGAGACGGCGTTGCTAGCAACGCCGATCAATGGTTTAAGTAGTAGTTGTAACATTTAAGTTAAGCTGCCCCTCCGCCTGTCATTTTATAAATAACAAACAGGACAACTACGGTAACGATGCCGGCTTTAATCCAGTCCTTCATTCCCCAGTCACTCCACTCTTTTAAATGACCCCAAAGGTCTTTAACTAGTTTCATCTTTCCTCCTAGTGTTCAGTCAAGTTAAAATCTGCTTCAAACTCAACTTCTTTTGTCGGTTTCAAAACTTCATCAAGTTTATTTAATGCTTCTTTTATATCATGTTCACAGTTTAAGCAACCACAATGACATTTACCGCCATTACTATGATGACATTCATGTTCACAACTTCTGCAAGTAGCCATTAATGTATTGTCACCTTTTGATATTCGTGCTGCTCTAAACCTTCTGCGAAAGCATAAATCATATCTTGCGTTTGTTCTGGTCCCAACATATTCAGATAAATTGTTTTTGCTACAACCATTAATGACGCGCTAAGTGCCATTGGATCTTGTGGATGTTGATCTGCAAAAGCAAATACTTTATCTAAAATCTCTTTTGGATTATTTTTTCTTTGTTTTTTTTCGTTTTTTAACAACTTTACCGCCTTTTTTTAAATACTTCGGTATTAAGGTACTCTGTATACCTTTTGCTATTTGATTTGGTGATCCTACCTCAAAATGTTTCTTTTTACCATACTTTTTCTCTAAAAGTTTAGCTGTTCTTTTACTTAGAGCCACTTTTTTGTCTCCTTTGTCCCGCTAAAGCTACTTCTGCCCGTAAATCTGCTTGATCTTCTTGGCTTTGTATCTTTTCTTTGTCCATTTCATCTTTTTGTTGCAGTTTTTCACCTTCAAAATTAAGTTTTTCAACGTCTAAGTCTAATTTTTGTTCTGCTATGTCCTTATTTTGTTGAATTTCTTGTGAACGAAGGTTTAGTTCTTGTTGTTTTAAGTCAATAAGTGGATCAGAGTTTTGTGATTCAAGATAATCTTGTTCTTCACCTACTAATTCCTCTGTTATTTCGACAATTCGTTCTGCAACTTGATTTTCTATTTCCATTTGGAATTGTTGTTGTAGTTCTTGCGGTACTTGTCCGCCAAATTGCGCTGCTTGTTCCTGTATTACCTGTTGGTTTTTTTCCATCACTTCTTCTCGTGCCATAAAAGAAATATGTTCCGATATATGTGATTGTAATATGCCCATTGTTGGTGGATTATTTTTAACCAAAGATGATGACATAAAAGCTTGATGAGCATTTACGTGTGCACCGTGATTTTGTCCTTGAAAAGCTTGTAGCTTCATCATTTGCAGTGCTTTTGAATTTTCCATTGCTGGATCTTCTGGCTGTGGTTGTTGGATAGGTGTTAATATTTTATCAATATCCCTTACACCAAGTGCTTCGTACATACGTCTGTACGCTTCATGCATGTTGTGCATTTGCGGATTAGATGTTGCCATTTGCATTTGTGTTTGTGCCAGCGTTACACGCTGAGACATAGAAAAAATATTCGGATCAGAAACGGGAAGTATATCGACGCGCTCATCAAAGTCTTGTTGTTTAATAACTCGATTTCCACCTCTAACAGCATAAGGATACTCAGCAGGTAAACTTTCAGCAAAGACTCTTGATAGTAATTTAAATTCAACTTTTTGTGCGTAATGTAATCGTTTATGAATCGCGTTCATCACTTTCGTGCCGCGTTCCATGATTGCCATTGTTGTGCCTACAGGATTGGCTTGTGAGCCTTCGCCCATTTTGTTATCCGCAATAGACGCAAAACGTCTACCTGCTTCAACAACAAAACCTAGTAGTTGAAAAAGAGTTGCACTTGGTTCCTTGTACGGTATTAGCATTAGGGATTCACGGATCGCGCCTCCCGGTGCATCTACATCCCGGAATTCTCCGGGCTGGAGCGGTTGATCGTCGTCTCTAACGCGCAGCCCTCTTGCTTTAAAGCCTGCAGGGAGATTGGACAACGTACCAGCATCAATGAGTTGACGTAAGGCTGATGTCGCAGTTCTTGAGAGACCTCCGAGCATGTGGATAAGGCCAAAGCCATAAAAACCAAGGCCGGGTAAAAACTTATAGTGAACAAAGTATTGTATCTTTTTACGAAGAGGATCTGTTTCAGCATAGTTTCTATATATAGATAATACTTTTCCGGACCCTTCG